AACAAACAGAAATCCTCAAATTTCGCAACACGGCGTAACGGGGTTGCAATCTTTGCTACGTTTGGATGCGGCAAAGAAAGCTGGCATTTATGGTGAAGTTGCGCCTGCTGCTGCTGCACCCATCATACCAAATGCTGGGCCTGCACCTGGCGCTTTGGGCTCGGGCACGTATGGCATGGATCAAAACGTACCCATGTTCAATCAGCCTAATGTACCGCCTCTTAATTTAGCTAAACCGACAGTTGCGCCAGCGCCAGCGCCGGTAATGAACCAACTAATGCCGCCCCCGGCTGCGCCTGTCAATCAGCTTGGCGTAGCACCCAAAGTAGACGCAATAAAAGCCTTAGAAACTCAGTATGCAAAGCTAGCACAATTTTCAGATTTACCCGGCGTTAAAGAACAGATGACGTTATTGGGAGAGCAATACAAAGCATTGCTTAACCAACGCAACACTGCTTTTGCGCCTATTGATGCGTCAAAATACACACCCGCATCTCTTAAAGCGTTTAACCTTAGTGGTGATCAATCTGATTTAATAGCGGTAACAAAACCTGAAAAGATAGATTCCCCCTTTGGCAAAATTGACCCCGATAAATTTACGCCAAAATCACTTGCAAAATACGCCAAGTCTAATGATTTTAATGATTTGGTACTTGCGCCAAAAGAACCTAAAGAGCGTCCTGCGCCACGAACACAACAAGTGACACTTAGCGACGGCAGTCTTGGCATCATGAACATGGACACCGGCGCGATTACGGCGGCCACTTTAGGTGGCGCGCCTGCTATGGGCAAAGATTCATCCAAAACCGCCGTTTCAGAACAACAAGCCGCGTACAACATTGGAAGAGTGTTAACCGCAGCTACTCAAATTAAAGACATCACTACTAAAAACCCGTCAGCGGTGCAGCCTGGTGGGGCGGAAGCTCTTGCGGCTTCTGTTGGCATGGGCGGTACAGCAAACTTAGCACGCAATGCTGATCGTCAAATTGTGTACGGCGCGCAAAAAGACGCGCTTGATGCAATGCTGTATTTGGCAACAGGCGCTGCGTACAACAAAGAGCAATTGGAAGGCCAAATAGCCGCGTACATCCCTGCGTACACGGATAAGCCAGAAACCGTAGCCGCCAAAAAAGTTCGGATGGCTGAATTAATTAAAACTGCAAAAGCACGCGCGGGCAAAGCGTGGACGCCGGAGATGGATAGCGCGATAAAGTCCTTAACAAGTTCTTCCGCACCGCCTGCCGCGCCTAAACCTAGCGGCGGCGGCGCGCCTCCTCCACCGCCCGGATTTAAACCTGATTAATAAGAGGGTGATATGCAAACCGCAACCAACCCCGATACCGGCGAAAAAGTTGTCTTAATAGGCAGCGAGTGGAAGCCGTTTACTCAGTCAGCCACAAATCCGCAAGGCGTTAAAGCATTTCTTGTCAACAACCAATGGTTGTCAGATGAAGGTACGCCTAGTAGTACAGCTATTCCTGCGCCCCGCGCGCCGTCTAAATTTACAGGCGTTAACGCCGTAATGGAACAAATTGGCGCGCCTATACAAGCCGTATCAGAAGGTGTTATTAAAGGCGGCAGCAACATCTTATTTGGTGGTCAGCAATTACTTGGCAAAAGCTTGCAAGAATTGGGCGCAACAGAAACAGGCCGTGCTTTGGTTGAAGACGCTTTACGGCGTCAGGCGGGGGCACAAACGCGTGTTGCACCATTTAAACAAGAGTATCCATATTCAACGGGCGTTGGTGAATTAGGTTTAGAAACGGCCATTACGGCTCCAATTGGCGGCGTAATAGCTAGGCCATTAGCGGCGGCGGCGCAATACGCACCGGCGGTCATTAATCCGTTAGTTAACGCTTTGCGGTCATCTGGCTTTAGTTCAGGCATACCTGTTGTTAAAGGTGCGCCATTGGCAACCCGTGCAGCTGACATTGGTGCCCGCACGTTTGGCGGCGCTGTAACAGGCGGCGCAACGGCGGCGCTTACTAACCCAGAAGAAATTGGGACTGGCGCTGGTGTGGGAGCAACTTTAGCTGTTGCAGCGCCCCCGACATTAAAAGTAGCGGCAAAAAGTCTTGGGTTTTTAAAAGATGCATTTACTGGACAACTTGCAGCCGTTGGCGCGGGAAAAATTGCGCGTGACGTTGCGGGTGATCGTATTAGCGCAATCCGCGCGGCTTTGACAGCATCCCCCGCAGACCTTACGGCGGCGCAAGCGGCGTCAGGCGTCCAAAAAGATGCGTGGCAAGCGCTTGGGGTTATGACGGGGAAAACAGATGATGTGTCCGCCGCGTTGAAACGCGAAGCAGCCGATGACTTAGGTGTATTGCAACGCATGGCCGAAGGCGGCAACGAAACCGAAGCACGAACAGCATACGAGCAGTCTATCAAACGACTAAATCAATTGACCGCCGATATGCGGGCTGTAGAGTTGCAAGCGGCCAATCAGGCCGCTCAGACAACCAACCGCTTGGCTCCACAAATGCAACAGCGCCAAGCAAGCACGGTTAACGCTTTGCGTGAGGGTATGCCTGCAAACTTACCTTCTGGTGCGGCTGGAACTCCAGCGGTTGGGGTATCAGGAATTAATGCGGCGACTGAAGCCGCGCAACAGGCCGCAATTGCAGCTAAAGGCAAACCAGGCTTTTTGACCGCTGGCACGCGATCTCAAGAATGGAAAGCGACATCAGACACATTTGCTGACATTGCCAAACAACGCCGCACTGAAGCTGGGTTTATAGAGCGTCAAATCGGCAGCTTGGAAGACTACGGTTTGCGCCCATTGGATGCAGGAAGCATTACGGCGGCTATCGACGCCAAACTTAATACGCCCGGGCTTCGCGCCAGTTCCAACATGACCAAAGTGTTGCAGGCTGTTAAAGATGACATTGCCAATCTGACAGAAAAAGGTGGCGGCGTCATTGACGCGCACGATCTTTATACCCTTCGCAAAGAAGGCATTAACGAACGCATCATGCAAATTTTGGGGCAAACTGATCCAAAAATTAGCGCCAAAGTAACGCGCAAAACGCTTGAGGAAGTGCGCCCGTTAATTGATGATGCCATTGAAAAAGCTGGCGGTACAGGCTGGAAAGATTACCTTAAAACGTACTCGCAGGGTATGCAAGCTATTGACCAAAAAGCAATGGCCGCAGAAGCTGCGCGGTTGTTTGAGAACGCGCCAAACGAATACGTCAAGTTGGTTCGCGGAAACAACCCTGACGCTGTAGAAGCTATCTTTGGCCCCGGCAGTTACGACATTTTTAAAGAAATGGGCAGCAAGATGCCCACGCTGGAAAAAGTCGCTAGTAACGTCGAGCGTAATGTGTCAATGAAAGAAGCCGCCGCTGCTGGAACTGAAGCGTTAGGAAAAGTTATCGGTGAAGATTCGTTCCGTTTTCGGTTCCCAAGTCTTTTAAACCGCGCAACAACTGCGGCCAATGTAACGCTAGATATTTTAGAAAAACGGCTTGACAAAAAAGTTTTTGCTGAACTGCAAAAAGGTATGCGCTCTGGAAAAAGCGCATTGGAAATGCTTAATACTTTACCCGCTGCCGAAAAAAGCAAAGCACTTCGCGCGTTATCTGACCCTGCATCTTGGGGTAAAGCGGGCGCAATTGGCGCAAGAGCTGCCACAAGACAAGAGCAACCTACAAATGCTTTGGCTCCTGCAAATGAAAACGCATTGGCACCATGATGGACCAGCAAACAATCAACCTCATCCTGGGCGCGTGCATGGCCGTGGCCGGATGGTTCGCGCGTGAATTGTGGACAGCAGTGCAAGACCTTAAAACCGACTTGTCCAAGCTGCCCACAATCTATGTGGCCCGTCAAGACTACAAAGACGATATGCGGGAAGTCAAAGAGATGCTTGGCAAGATTTTTGACAAACTCGATCACAAAGTAGACAAATGATTAATGCGCGGCGTCATACTCTTTTTGGCGCTGGTCACGGTATCGGTCGCCCAGGACAAGCTAATTCTAAACGCGCAGCCGCCCAAAAAACAAGAAAAGCCAAAGCAGACAAGTTGCGCGGTGCAGGAGCTTTACGTTATTGGCTTGACAACGCACGACCCGTCAGAGCGCCACAAAGCCATGCTAGAGTGGCTGGATAAATCGGTATGCAGTTCAGCCGATTACGTGATTATTTGGAACGCCTTGCCCGAGTGGGCAGGCACATCAGACAGTCCTTTGCTTCGCGCAAAGATCATGGAGAAATCAAAGTGAACGACAACATCAAAGCACGGCTAACCTTTGCAGTAACGCTCATGGTCAGCGCAACCCTATGCCTATCTGTACTAGCTATGGTTAGTGCGCTATTAATTGGCCTGTGGTCAAAAGAAGTGGACAACACGGAAATTTTCAAGCTGATAAGCCCAGCATTTCAAACCATCATCGGCGGCTTTATTGGCTTATTGGCTGGCGTAAAACTGTCGCACGACGAGGAGATTAAGCATGGCACTTGATCCCGTATCCGCGTTGTTAGACATCGGCGGCAAAGTCCTAGACCGCGTACTGCCTGACCCGGCGCAGCAAGCCGCTGCCAAGCTAGAGCTGCTCAAGCTGCAACAGAACGGCGAGTTGGCCCAGATCACCGGGCAGATGGACATCAACAAAATTGAAGCGGCCAGCAGCAGCATCTTTGTCTCCGGCTGGCGGCCAGCCATCGGCTGGGTGTGCGGCGCTGGCTTCGCCGTCCAATTTGTCATTGGCCCGCTGGCCGAATGGGGCTCGGCCTTGGCCGGTCACCCGGTCAAGTTCCCCACAATGGACACGGGCACCATGATGCCGCTGCTGTTGGGAATGCTTGGCCTGGGCGGTATGCGTACCGCTGAAAAGATGCAAGGCGTGGCTGCAAAATGACACCCAATTTCACGCTGGCAGAATTAACTGTCACCGATCACCGAGAATTTAAAAATGAACCTAACCCTAGTGAAATTGCAAATCTCCAACGCTTGGCTGGCCTGCTGGAACAAGTTAAAAGCGTTTTGGGCGGCGTACCAATCATGGTCAACAGCGCATTTCGGAGCAAACAAGTAAATGACGCTGTAGGCAGTAAGGATACGAGCCAGCACCGGCTCGGCTGCGCTGCTGACATCCGCGTGCCTGCAATGACGCCAGATCAAGTGGTCAAAGCGGTCATCGCGGCCAAGCTGCCTTTTGACCAGCTAATCCGTGAGTTCGACCGTTGGACGCACATATCGGTGCCCAATGACCCCAAGGGCAAGCCTCGGGGCCAGGTGCTAATCATCGACAGTAAGGGTACTCGCCCGTACTAGCTGCATGGCGTCCTTTAAGTCACCGCGCAGTTGCTCAATGGCGTCCTGTTGGGCTTGCATTCGTAAGTACGAATCCAAAGCGAATTTTGCTAAAGTTTCGTGGTTCCACGCTGCGAAGTTGGGTAGGTCTGACATTTGATTTCTTTGGGTTAGGTTTAGGACAATCTTCTGGCGGGATTACCGCGCACCATACGGCTTGTGGTGGCAACTGCTGTTGGGCCTCTAGCCATCTATCTATGTAAGTATCAGGCATATTTTGCAGAGCGGCATAAATCGTGTCGTGTTTCTTTTCTAACCTTTCGGATATTTCTTTTGCTGTCAGGCCATCATGGTACTGGTGCAATAGCTGCCTGATTTTTGGGTGACTTGGTTTCATTTGTTATCTTCCTTTAATTTAGTCATCACAGCCTGAGCAATAATTAAGAAGTCAGCAAAATCAATTTCTGCTTCCGTTGCATCTGTTACTTTTGATACACGCCACCATTCAAACCATTCATTACCCGTTGGCTCTACCCACGGGCGCTGTGGTGGGGTTGTGTAAAGTCTTCTTTGCCCTAATTCCTCGGCAATAACCTGTTGGTAAAGGGTGCCTTTTTCCAAAGCGTTCATTGAATCCTGCACTTCTTTATAAGTAACAGACGCAGGCCCCTGCGCTTGCTGTGCTAGGGCTTGCTCACAGGAAGCGATTGCCTCAAGTATGTATTCGGGGGCATCGTTTCCAGACTCGTGCGCAAGATAGTGGAGGCGCTCCATGTCCAACGCCTCAAGCGCCAACTTCAATGCTTCACGTTCCATTGTTCTTTTCCTGTGCCAATGCTGCTTGCCATCCTGCCCATGCCCAATAAGCAAAGCTATCCCGTTCGTATGGGTTGGTGCTGTCATCGTAGTCACTGTCCCACCACTCGTTAAACGCTTCGTTGTCCCATTGCTCTAGCTTGTCCTGCGCCGCTGCCTTTTTGCTTTGATAGCCTGTCATGTTGTTCCCCTTTCGCGGATAATTGCGAGTACGCGATCACCAAGCTCCTGTGCATCACCCCGTGTCACCAAACTACCTTCGCGCATCAAAGCAGTCCAGTCAATTTTTTCAATGCGCTCACGCTCATCAGCACGGGCTGCTGCTGCTACCAAGTGGGCAAAGTTTTCCAAGTGATGTATAAACCTAGCGCGGTCTTTGCCCATGCCGTAGTACGTCAAGCCTGATTCGTTTGCTAGTTCAATGATGTTCATCATTTCCCCCAGATAACTAAACAAACAACCCACACACCAAGCACCAAAGTCATCAAAACTAGCAGTGCTTTGAAGGTATCGGCAAGGTCGTCTATCGGGTCGTTTAACTGCGCGTCCTTGAAGCCATTGGCATACGCATCATTGATTTCTTTGATGCGCTGCTTGCGTACAGGACAGTCAGGGCCATTGGTGCATTTTCCGTAGTCACAGCAAGTCATTTGTACTCTCCTAAACGTGTGTTCAGACGATCTATACGGGTCATATTCATGTCCAGCACCGCTTGGGCGTATTCACACGCCGCCTCTGCCTCAAGACGGTCTAAATGGGCACAAGCAAGCTCTCGCTGGATGACCTCTGCTGGCGTAAGGTCGCGGTAGTAGTCCTTCAAAAATTTAATAAATTTCATGGTAATTTAGCTTCCTTTAGTAGTTCAAGTCTTTCCCGCGCGACGCGCAGGGTGTTGTACCGCTGGTGCATACGCTCCAGTATGGATACTCTTTTGAGCGTATTGCGCTCGTTGTTCAGTAAGCCAAGCACTTCCTCTTCGGTCAGTGTGGGCAGACGGTCATTTAGACTTCGCCAAGTATTTTTCAATTCGTGTCTCCAGTTTGATGATCAAATTAACGCAACGGTCATGCGACCGCCAAAGAGCGTTCAACTGGCGCTCGCGTATTTTGAGTTCGGCCTTGGCCGTTTTGAGTTGTGCTTTCAATTGATTTAACATAGTTCTTCCATTGCAATATCAGAAATAGCGCGTTTGTCGTGCAGCGCGGCCCAGATGCGTTCGTCCACCGTC